CAGTATCACCACTGGAATGAGTAGGAGCACCAGCACCAGCACTAATGTCCGCAATTGCTTGGTATACTTTTGATGCATTCTGAATGATTGCATATCTAGAGTAAGCAGTCCCTGCATCATAGTTAGGATACTTGCTACCCTCAGTAGCAGTAGCGATAGGCACATTTGTTGCACTGGTTAATCTACCATATGCATCAACCGTAAATTTAGTAGCGTTTACAGTCTGAGTGCCAAAAGGCTCATTATTACTTCCTACTGCAGATACTGATGTTAAAGACTCAGTATTATAGTCACCTGCTTGGACTGCGGTAACAATCAAATCGATGATGGGATTGCCATTAATACCACCACCATCAGCAATTGCAATTCTAGTTGCAGTACCAGTAATAGTTCTGGTTTGCATATTACCAGGGGAAGACCTAGTAATAAAACCAGTCGAGTTTAGACCAGCAACAGAATTAAGATCATTATCAAATGGTTGAGCACCAGTGCCTTCAACACTAGTATCTAACCCATAGTCCTGAATAGTAGTTGGGTTTGAAGCATTAATTACTCTACCTTTAGCATCAACTAAAACTCTAGTATACTGACCTGTTGCAGTATCGGTGCCATCATAATGAGGAAGGTTGCTCAGTAACTGTAAGGTTGCATTAATTGCTAGGTTTTGAGATCCATCAAAAACTCCACTACCAGTCAGGTCTTCTGCGAGTGAAATCTGTCTGACCGAAGCAAGTCTAGACGCTGTTGATGCATTACCAATTAAAGTTGCAGTTACAGTACCTGCAGAGAAATTACCATCCGCATCTCTTTGTACAAGAGTGTTTGCGGTATTTGAAGTGGACTCAATAGGTCTTTCATATCGGAGAGAGTTCCACGCAGTAACACCATCACCGATTTTGATACGACCAGTATCAAGCTCGATCCCCAATTCGCCTTGAGCAAGAGTTGGGTTTGCGTTTGCCCATTCCTGAGCGCCACCTCTCCTTAATTGAATTCTATTTGCCATTTTTTACGACAACCCGTACAGTTAATGCTTCTGAGTTATTTATGCCATTAAAAAAGGGGACTTGCGTCCCCTCACATCATTCTACGTCTACTTCATCGACTGTTTCTTCATCAGGCGGTGCTGACATAGTTTCTGGATTGTAATACTCTAGAGTTTCGATAGCACCCTGAAGTTTAAGTGCCGTGGTTTCATTCTCTTTAATCTTTGCTGCCATCTGTTTATTCTCTTCAACTAGAGCAGTAAAACGCTCTCTAAACTGGCGAAGCATTTCATCTTGAGAGACTTTTTCAATCGTCATAATGTTTTTCTCGATTTTGGACTAACGTTAGTAAAAGTGATTTGATATCACTCATTTCAGATTTTAGATCAGAAACTTCTTTTTGTAAAGCTGCTCTATCATCTTTGTCTTTTTGGCGAGCATTGTAAGTCGCCATGTATTTATCATACTCAGACACATTACCATTTACAATGGCATTAGTGGAGGGGTCTCTATACCACCCCTCCTTTCCATCTACAGGAATTAATTCATCCATAATTATGTTGCAAGTGCAATAGCTCTTAGATCAGCGATGAGAGGAATCTTCGCCTGGTTGGAAGATCTCATGACAATTTTAATTTGGAATGCATTAAAGTTAAGACCACTTACCTCATAGTAATAATCTTTCCATAGAATTTCTTCTGATGGAGAAGAGTCATATTGTAGAGGTGCGGGCATCAAAGTCCAACCAATAGAATTTATATCATCATTACTACCAGTGCTAAATGCTCTATAGTAAATCTTGACTTCTGACTCGGGGGGACGAGACATCTGGAAATCAACTCTTAAAGATCTGGATTCTCTAATCAGTCTTGCGAGACGAGTGACATAAACAGCATCATTTTGATCACCGAAGGGCAATGTAGAAACATCTTGATCGCGATCAATATCTGCTTGCTGACCATATGCATCAGGACCACCTGGCCACTCATTGATTCTATTGGTGGTTGTAATCAGTGAGCATCTATCCAAATCAATCAAAGGAGAAAGAGTTGATTTTTCTGTGGAAAGATCAATCTTCATGGTTAGTGATTTAGCACCACTAAGTTTTGCATCCTCATTGATTTGAGAGCAAACCATTCTGGGGTTGGGGAAGAAGTTGAGATTGTTAAGAGTGATATCAGCGTAAGATCCATCATTAACAAACGAGGGTTGATCTCTAGGAGAAGATCCACCTTCACCACCACCATCACCAACAGAAGTAGCACTGGTAGTATTGATTCTAGCAGTGATTTCAGTTTCAGGGAAGTCTAGTGTGGAAACGGTTGGTGTCAATGTTTCAAATTGTACGTTTTGCGTAGCAAAAACTCGATTACCACCGCTACGGATGCCATTAGTAGCAACCGCTTGGACATCCAACATGTAAGTATCCGCCCAAGGACATTCAATTGATGTGTGAGTTTTATTGATATTGATCAGAGGAATGCCATCTAAGTTGTAACACTCAACTACAGCATTGACAGTATGTGCTACTTCTGCAGTATCACTAGATCCTCTACCTGAAGTAGCGACAGTGATAGTCTTACCATCAGCTGAGATTTCTCTATATTTGATGATCTCATCATTGATCTTTAAGTAACCAGGATTAGAATCACTGATTACAGCACCATTGATTGTTTTGTGGAATGCAGTAGCATTTTCAACAGTGATTGAAGTTGCACCAACAATCAATGCACTATTAAGAACTGTTGGTGCAACTTCAGAAATTACACCTTCAACCCTAACATTATTAGTCCTATTATGCATACCATGATTTCTATGATAAATTAGGACTTCTTTTTCATCTTGTGCATAAGTGGGTGCTGCTGTTAAGAAATTGCCAATACTATCTCCAGTATATACAATTGATGATGCGGTAGCAGTGCCACCTCCAGGTTCTGTGACGCTTTCTGTTGCTGTGAAATTCTTAGTGACGTAGTTAAGCACCAAAGTATTAGTGCCACTATCAAAAGAAACAACTTCACCTGTTGCTCCAGAAGTGCCGCCAGTTACAACATCACCCTCTTCAAAAGTACCAGAGACACCAGAAGTTGTAATAGTTGCAATTGCTTGTGAAGATAGAATAGTAAATGTGGATGAGCTGCCTGCCAACCAGTTACCTTCAACCTCATTAACAACTAAAGTATCTGGATCTGTAGAAGTATCATATGATACTACAGTTGCTTCTGCATTTGTCGTGAGCTGTTTCAATCTAGCTCCAACAGAATATGTAAAGGTTGACCCTGTTGGTAATACAAAAGTAGTCTTTGGTTTGATGGTCTGGATAGGATTGGAAATGAGTCTATGAATTCCACCATTTCCTCTACCCTGAGGAGTATTGTTTAAAGTTACTGTGCCCTGATTTTGATTGAAGTTAGCACGATATACAGTAAACTTCAAATCTTCATATTGATCAGCAGTCCAAGTAGATGCGTTTTGAGACTTAAAGAGGACACCAGCATAAGGTTGCTCGGAGATTGTCCTAGTGCCTGTAACATCAACATCACCCATTCTGGAGATCCAAACCTTATACTCATTAGAGTCTGACAACAAGACAAAGCAATATTCAATAGAAGGTTTGATATAAACAGGTGCTCTAAATGTAAATCTAGTTGGAATTGCAGCACTCTCAGAAATTTCTACTTGATCTGGATTAATCGTAACATCAGAGAATGGCAGAATGGTTTTTGTTGGATAACCATTTTCCATGGTCCTGATCTGCATAGAGATAGGAATATTGGTATCTTTAGTCTGGAAGAAAATATCAACTCCAGTTAAGAACATCCCGCCATCTTCTTCAACAATGAAGGATTGTGCAAGAGGGTCATACCAACCAATCTGCCTATCTTCCGTACGAGTACTCTCAACAACTCTTTCTTCGGAGACTGTATCTTGGACAATCTCAGCATTTCTAACAGCAAGAATATTTTCTTGGACTGTCTGTAAAGTGCCTTGAGCAGAGTAAGTTGCCTGTGCAGAAGAATCTACAGTGCCAGGAGTAGAGCTGTTAGTGTCACTTGTAGTAAATCTAACGTTTCTAGTGCCTGTTGCCCAGCGGGGGTTTGCATCATTCTTAGGAGAAGGTACGAAGAATGTGCCCTGAATATTACCTACGTTATCCGTTAAGAGACGACGATCCTGGACAACTGCTCTAGCACCAGATGTCAAACCAACTAAAACTTCGCCAACCTGCATGTTTCCAAAATAATCGGGAGAAACATTCTCAGAAATCGCAGTGATATCATGATTTAGATATTGAGTTTGCGAAGCATAAGTTTCTGGTAATGTTTCAGTTCCCTTTCCATATGGATTTGTAGTATATCCATCATTTGGAGCAACAACCTTTAACTGACAACCAGAAGTCTCTCCCTGCACCGTTTCACCAACAACAAAGGGTGTTTCATTCGTCCTGTTATCTGTCGAAGAATTTTTAATAACTTCGATGACTTTAGGTGTAATATAGGTTGTTATAGCAACGCCATCAAAGAATGCATAGAATCTAGTGCGAGGCTTAAGTCTAACTACATTAAATCCAATGTTACGAGATCTAATCCAAGGAATTGCAGAAGTCGATAGAATGGTATCACCTAAAGACTTGCGATCAATCTTGGGCACAACTTTAGTTCTAATGCCTTGTCTTGCTTGGTTGTTGACAACACGGAAAGTCTCACGTTCGTGTAGATAGAATAAACCTTGACGACGTTGACCGTGACCAGCACGACCTAACTGACGACCAACACCATACGTACCAGATGTTGACTGGACTTGAGTTGACGACAATAAAGTTTCACCAGTCCAGTTTGTTTGCCAAGAACCCCATTGAATAGGAGCAAAACCATCTTGATCAACTTGAAGATCTTGAGATACTGCAGAGAAATCACCTTCAATATTCTCAACACGAGCAGGCACACGATCAATGTCAATCCAATCGTCAGATGCAGGTTGCAGATCTACGCGACCAATAAATGTGAAGACGTTGAATGGGTTGACATTCTCAGTCCTAGATGCATAAGGTTGTGTAATTACAGCAACATTATCATATGGAAGAGTTAAAACATTTCCTGGTGCTCTAACAACATTTGATGATTCGGATTCATTATATTGAAGTGCAACATTAGTAGTATAGTGCTGAGGTCTCAGTTGTCCCTCTCTAAAGTCTAAAGAGCACTTATAGTCGGGACTAAAGACAGCGCCAACCGTATGATCTGTAAAATCATCTACAACATAACCATTCTTTAGACGGTCAAATCCATTTTCATCATAGGTCTTTGTATTATCTGCTTGAGATTCAAGAAGTGATAGTGAAGTGTAATACTCAACGTGAGAAAGTCTTTGCTCAAGATCACCAATATCCTTCATCGTATAACGACGAATTAATTCCTGTTTGATGATAACATCTCTTTCAGGATCAAATACATATGGTTTATATTCTAACGTCGCTACAAGCATTGCGTTAGGGAAATTTTCTGGGGGAATTAGATATTTTCCAGATACACCTTTAGAAATTTTTATATCTCCAGCATGAGAGACATACAATTTATCGATTCTAGGCAAATACCACGAATAGTCTGCTCTAAACGAAGAGTTGACTTGCATGATATCAAAGATTGTAGATGCACCACTACCACCACTAGTATTGAATACTCTTGAGTTGAAATCAAATGTTGTGCAATTTACAAAATATGGTGCGCTAATCGTACCAGATCCATTTCTTAATTCCTTAGTGCCAGGACGGAAGTCAATCTGATCGCGAATATACTTAATAGATCCATCCAACTTATAATTAGGAATGTCCTTATATTCAATACCAGTGTAAGATTCTGCTGAGAAATAATCACCAGATGCTTCATGAATGAAGTAATCAAAGATTACCAATAATCTTCTGGAGGGGGAAACTAAACCAGGCTCTCTTACAAGTCTAGAAACATCATAATAATTAGTTCTTTGACCAGCATCTAGAGTAAACTGATCTGTAATTACTTTACTACCAAGAGAAATTGAATCTTCATCATCATCAATAATGGCATCGATAGGATCATCATTTGCATCAAATCCTTCAATTTTCTCACCATTGATAAAGTTGATATCATTCAGATTTACAAAAAATAGTTTTTGTGTAGTATTTTGGAAAGAGATTACTCTAGCTCTAGCACCAGAAGTTTTACCAGTAACTAATGTCCCAGTGCCGAAGAAGACAGATTCAGTCAGCGTAATAAATGGTGGCTCTGCATCATCATTATCATATGACTCATAAATTGCATGGACATGATAGACATCATTTAATCCAAAAGAAATTTCCTTATCTTGGACTCTAGTACCATACAAACCGCTATATGACAAACCAGTCTGTTGGACATCTACATCGATATCTGTTTTAAAGACCTTTAATGCTCTCATCTTAGAGGCGGTCTTGACCTTCTTTGCTACAGTATTTTTGGAAACCAGAGCAGTTAATGTAACTGTCGCAACATTACCAAGACCACTAATAGAGAATGATTGATTGCCCGCACCAAAACTAGTTGTCAGTGTGCCAGCATCAGTTAAAGCATCAATATCTAAATTATCGCCATTACTAAATGTGGAATCACCACCGTCAGCAATAACAGTTAGAATATAATTGTCAGAAGACAATGCACCAAATGCTTCTGTTTCTGGAAGTGTAAATGTAATAGATCCAGAAGTAACTGTCTTGCTTGCAAAATTTCTATATACGAAGAATGATTCATCAGAAAGTGATCTCATTACATCTTCTGGGAGATCAAATGACAATTCACCATTTTGATAATCCTTTTGGAATACAAAAGGACGCAATCTTACTAACTCGCTATAATCACCATTGTCAACAGTGCCCACAGTTAGAGGTGTTTCAAGCAAAGCAGTCTGATCATCATAATCAAAAATAACATCACCTGCTGCTACAGTTGACTTCTTGTTACTAGTAGTTGTGCCAATGGCAGTAGGATCAACTCTTTCAATTCTTACAGTATTATTACCCTCGGAATCGGAAATGGTAGGTGTCACTACATCACCAGGACGAAGATCCTTGTCAAATCTAGTTCTAAATCCAGTGACATTAGAATTGCCAATTGTAGCAACATCGAAAGTCAATGCTGCACCGCCGCCAGCACCCAGTTGAGCATCAGCAACGGTAAAAGTTTCATCTACAACATATCCACTACCACCTGCAGTTACAGTAATAGTAGCTGCACCAGATCCATCAACTACGATAGTAAATGTAGCACCAGATCCCGATCCATCAGTAGATACACCAGTCGTAGAAATATTATATGTACCAGCAGATCTAGAAGAATCTGCAGCACCAACAGTATCAACAGTTAGAATATCACCTTGAATGTTGTCGATATTGACAGTTGAAGCTTCAATTGGTCTAGCATCATTTAAGATAAAGTTACAACCAAATCTAATTTGACTTTGTGCATTCACACCAAAAGCAGATCTAGCATCTGAAAGTTTATAAGACCATGCTGCCTCAAGAGTGCCGATAGATTTTCCATCAATTTCTAAAATTTCACCATTGATGAATGTACCTGAAACTTGCTCAAGATAAACATAATGTGTATTGTTACCTGTACTTGCAATATAACCAATCGCTCCTGAAGTTTTACCTTGAATTCTAGATCCCGCTGTAAAAGGAGTTACAGCGTTTGCAATGTTAATTGCTGTCCACATTTGGGCATCATAAAACCACATGTCATAGACACCATCTGTGGGTCCTTGATTGCCAAAGGGATTAGTTGCTGCGGCGGAAGTAGTTGCTGCTTGAAGTTGTACTACACGACATCTACCGATTTTATTAGCACCTGCCTTGACAGATGATGTTGCGTCAGGAGCCCAGTCATCATATAGATCTACAACTTGATATGCATCGACAACGCCATCTCCACTAACTTCAGGCCAACCGTAGATATCGTATACCTTTAAGAAGTTACCTAAGTTGAAATTGACAATACCATTCTGGACGCTATCAAAATCTCTAGGTTTATCTACATCAACATATTGAGGAGCAATAAATTCTGTGCGGTATCCTTTAATATATGCCTTACCAGGGGAAACTTCAATTGCAAGTTTAGATTCGGTAGCAGGATTTCCCTGCCTAGAAGTCTCACCTAAAGTATAGACACCATTGTTAAATCCATCATTTAAATGCTCTCTCGCAGTAACATTAAATGTGTCAATTACATAATCTCCAGACTCTTCAAATGTTCTGCGAGCCATAGTTTTTTCTAACTCGCTGTATGCAGTACGAGTTACAAAACTTTCTACAGTGCTATTGTTAATTCTAAGTAATTCGATGAAGTCTTTATCTGCTTCATCTGTAATAAGACGCTTTGTAAACTGAGTGCTGATTTTAAATCTATGAGCACCAGGAGCAGAATAGTTAGAAGTTCCTGCAGCATTATCATTCAGAGATTCATCGTCTTCTGGAGTTACAATTGACTCAAGGACTTCTAAACCAACTCTATAAGAAGGATCACTGCTATACTGCTCAAGAATAATGTAACTAGAGGGGACATTTACAAAGTGTCCTCTAACGAAATAAACACCTTCGCTAATATATGCTGCCGATCCAACAGAAGTAGCATTTACAGGGAGAAGTTGTGCAAATGGAGTCCCGATTTCAATCAGTGTTGATCCGAAAGTAATTTCTTTATCGGCAATCAACTGCTCATTTAATTGGAATGTCTTTAATGCTGATTCGGAGGTTGTGTCTCCAGAATCAATGTATTTTACATATAGTGTAATATATCCCTTTTCCGAAGCATCTGCAGAGATACTATATAAAACTTTTGCTTTAATACCAGTAGTAAGACCCTCAATAATAGTACCATCTAACTGGTCTCTATATGTCTCAACATCACTACCCAAGAATGATTCTTGCAATAGAATAGCACTTACATTTAAGTCATATCCCACCTGACCAGGGATGACCATTGCGCCATCTTTAAAAAAGTGTGTGCCAACATTCTCGACCTGATTCTGCAGGATCGATTGCATGGTTGACAATTCACGAGCCTGAATTGGGAATCCAGGGCGGAATAGCACTCGATAAAAATTCTTATCCTTATCGAAATCGTCGTAGTAAGGTGTGACGTTTAGATTGGTATTTTGTGCCATTAGAACTCGATTACGATTTTGATGTCTTCTACTTGGTCATTTGCGCGACTAATAGAGCGCCTGTTATCTATATAGACCACTTGTCCAGTGCTATATTTGATCTCTGGTTTCGCATATCCATTATTAAATTTCATGCCCAAATCATACTCAGTATTATTAATTGTCCTAGATGAAGTATTAGGTACGGTGGGGAAGTTTACATCTGGTTGACCAGCACCGCCAGACGTTGCTCCGTTAATGGGATTTGATCCATCAAACTCATTTAAAGTACCAGTGACTTCAGGGAAGATGCCATCAACGTTGTTTTGATAATACTTTAAAAGTTTAGTAGTGGAA